AGAAACACCAGAAGAATTTTGCGAACAATTAAAAACTCTGTTTCCAACAACATCGGTTTGGGGTGAACCTGTCACAACAATTCCCGATAACCCGCACAAAAACACGTAGTTGTTGCTGACGTAATTTCGCAAACAATTTGCGCCTTGGCTTTGGTGTGAAATTACAATTCCATCATTGTCAAAATTACCAACAATGTTGTTTGAAATTGTATTGTATTTGGCCACTCCTGAAATAGAAATACAACCACTTTCGGCAGTAGTCGAAGTGCCGCCACCGATACAGGTGTTGCCGCTGACGATGTTTCCAATAACTCCCGGTTGCGGTGATTCGGCACGAACACTAATATTTATTTCGTTAAAGTCCCGAATGTTATTGTTTGTGATTTGAGAATATGATGTGCCGTTGGTGAAGTACACAGCATGGCGACCCTCACCTACTGCTCCGATAAACTGATTGCTGGAAACGGTATGGTAGCCTCCAGAAGCCCCAAAGCTGGCTACGCCGTAACCATTGCCAGCGGTACTGGGTGATGCAGGATTAACCCCCATGATGTGTTCAAACACGCAATTTTGAACTCGGTAGCGAGTACCGTTGCCGAACGCAACTGCGTTGTTGACGTAACGAAATCGGCAGTCTGTGATGGATACATCAGTTGAAGCGTCAACTGTGTCAGAGTAGATAGCCCACTGCGGAGTTGCTTGTGAGGCAGTTGCAGCACCGACAAAATCAATGCCGTTAAATGAAATGTTGCTAGAACCGTTTGGAATTTCAAATAAGTAAAAATCCGATGTGGTTGATTCCACGATTGACGTAAACGAATCCCCGTAAATAGCGGTATTGCTTGATACGTCTAGCGAGGCTGAAATGTTGTATGTTCCAGAGGGGAAATAAACAGCATCAGCGCCGCTGTCAAGTGCTGCTTGAATTTCAACAGTGTCATCCGCAACGCCATCACCAACAGCACCAAAGTCCTTGACGCTGACGGTTTCGCGGAGTTTGGTTTCGACAGTCTGGGATAGTTCTGCTGTACCTGTGCCAGTACCCACACCTGTTGCAATGAAGTGGGTGCCGACTGTGTTATTTGTCGCACCAATCAAGGTGAAATCGGTTGTACCAACAGACGCAATCCGGTAAATTTTTCCTACAACAAAGCTACCCGCCGTAACGGTGTAGCCCTGCTCGTACATGATGGAATCGGCATCATTGGCGGCTGGCGGCTGCGCGGATGATGGGATGTTGTCGTATGTGGCAATCAAAACATCTGTTGATGTTCTAAGCACAAACTTGTACCCGATTCCAAGCTGCAACCAAATTTCGCCGCCGCTAGGCACACGACCGGCAGAATCCAAAATAATCGGGTTGGTGTGAAAAGCAGACTCGGCGTTTGATGTGTACACGGCCAGCGGAGTAGTTGTACCTGCTTGATACGTGTAAATCTTGCCACCGGACAACACGTTGCCATTGTTGTCAAAAAATTGAGCGCCTGCACCAGCAAACAGCGAAAGAGTCACGGCCATGATGTGCGTCCTTATGCGAGGAATTTTAACTTGTACAGGGTGGACAAGTAAAGCCCGACGATTTCGTCAATGATGTTCTGGATCGGGCTGTCGGTCTTCTCTACCACCTCGTACCGCATGTCCTCAATGTCTTTGAGGGACTGCTCCAGAAACTCAATGATGTTTGTGGTCTTCTTGGCGCTCATCAAGCTAATGGGACCAATTAGACCATGACGGCCTTGGTACGCCTCGGCAAATTTGTCGGCCAAGTCGATCACTTCGTCGTAGAACGTGTTCAGCGCCGAGTGCTTAGAGAAGCTGCGGGTGTTCAGGTGAACCGAATGGGCCACGTCGCGGGCCAAGAACAGTTCGCCTACAAAATCAGCGCATTTCATTCATCTCTCCTTGAGGTGGCATCATCTCGGGCTGCATCTCTGGCTGCATCTCAGGCATCTGACGCTGCTCATTCATCATGACCATATTGTCGTTGCTTTCCATCGCAGCCGCCACAACACCCATAGCGATGTCTTGAATCTGCTGCTCAGTCATACCAGCCTGCACGGCGCTGATACGCTTAGTCTCAGCATCGAATGCTTTGATCTGGTTGGCCTGTTCCTTGATTTCCAAATCACGGACTTCCATGCTCTGGTTGACGTTTTGCAACATCTGGAACATGTTTTCCATCTCAGCTTGCATGGCCTGCATCTGCTGGTTGGCAGCGGCCAAGGCTGGATCGTCATCATCGGCCAGCACTTTGGGGTCGATGGTCTTTTTGAACCGCTTGGCAAGGTCTTGGGCACCGGGCCAGTCCATGTTCTTGACAAACAGGTCGCCAGCCACTTGCCACAACTGTGGGTTGCCTTGCAGCAACTGGGCCATGCTCTCCAAGGCTTCCTGACGCTTGGTGGCGTAGCCAGGACCGGTAATCACGCGCACATCGTACTTGCCAACGCCGGGGTTGTAGATCTTCTCGATCAACACGCCTTCTTGGTCCACGATCCGCTTGACCGGCTCTTGCTGCCCTGGGTTCATCTTGACGGTCGATGGCTCACCATCCTCGCCAATGATGCGGGCAATGCGCTCGGTGTCGTAAATCTTGGGGATCAGGTCCACGAGTTGACGACCAATGTGACGGATCGCACGGGCCAAGTTGTCAACGTAGTGGTAGGTGCCGATGTCGCCTTCGCGCTGACGCGCAAGAATGGCTTTACCCGAACGCTCGTTGCTGGTCATCCCCAGCGATGCGTTGTACTGACCGGTGGCCGACTTGATGTCCTCGGCAGCACCCGCCTTGGCTTGCAGCAGGCCGCTGGAAGCCATTGGAGGCTGTGCCCGCTGGGGTAGTGGCAACACAGCGCCTTGGCCGTCTGTAACGTCTGGATTGACCTCAAGGTAAGGCCAGTTGTTTGTGTTGGCAGTCTTCCACTGCTGCTCGTAGCCTTCAAACTGACCGCCGTACCCGATGAACGGGGCTTTGGGAGCCAGCGCCAGCATCTCAGCTTCCTGCGACACCCAGTAGTTGTACATGCGCTGGGCATCCTTGGCGTTGCGCACCAAGCCCGACACGTACATCTGGCCGTCAACCTCAAACTCGTTGCCGACCACGCGCACCACGGGGATGTAGGAACCAGCCCAATCGCGTTCCTCAAGGATGTCGTAGCCGTTGATCTTGCACCACTTGACCTTTTTGCGGTCAGCTTGGCGGCTGCGAATCGGCTTGCCGAACATCTCGCGCAGCATCTTGTCCTCGGGCGTACCGCTGAATGCAGTCTGGTTGCCGGGGTACAGGTTGAGCGTGTGCTTCTCGTACTCGATGTAGAAATACTCGGCGATGCGAATGGTGTTTTCACCGATCCACTGTGCAATGGACTGATCGCCCACGCCAAGGCTCATGAGGGTGCTGATAGGCGCTGCATCGGGGTACAAACGCTCGTATTCAGCCTTGGGGATGTCTTCCGTGATGAAGCACCAGCGGGCGTCTGCGCCTGCGGGGTCTTGGATCAAGGGGTCCATGTAGACGCTGAAACTGTTGCGAATGCGCCCGATCTTGATGTCCTGATCGAACGACTTGTCGTCGCAATACTCGGTCAAGACCCGAATGTAACCTTCGCCGTAAGACACTTGGTTCTCGCAGGCGGTGTCGTAGGCCACGTCAGCGTCCGAGATGTACTCGATGTGGCGAATCACGCCGTTGAACACGTCTGCCATGTCCACATCGGCCTTGTCGTCAGCCGGGATCACCTTGATGCCAGGACGGTTCATGCGCTGCTCGTTCGTCACTTGGTGAACGTGCTGCGGTAGCTTGTTGATGGTCAGGCAAGGACGGGCATTGATCGTTTGACCCTGCAAAGAACCACGGGTCTGGAGCACATCAGCGGGCCACTGCCACTGGTTGTCTGGAGAGCCTGCGTAGAACCGCAAGTCGTCGAGTTCGTCTTCCCGAGTCTCGGAAAACGCAGTCATTGCTGTGTTCAAACGTGAACGGGCAACAGTCAGGATCTCCTCGGAACCGCCTTTTGACGGGTTCGGTCCGTTTTTTGCCACATTTGCTGCGGCTACGATTCCGGTGGTGTCTTTCATGCGTCAAATACTCCGAGGGTGTGTGATTCCCTCATGACCAGAAGGTTGTCACCCTCGTATTTTAGGTCTTGGCCGATGGAATCACCAAATAGCACTTTGTCGCCGACTTTCACGTCCTTGGCTTCAGGCCCAACGGAGATTACCACACCCGTGCCAGTTTGTTTGTCGCGCAACAGGATGAAAAGCTCATGTTTTTCCATGTCGGGGCGGACGATCAGGCAGTCTTGCAGGGCTTGGAGGCTCATTTTTTGGTCTTCATTGTTGGTTTTTTGGCAGCTTCACGCTTGACGGAGTAGGCAATCGCAACTGCCTGCTTTACGGGTTTACCCGCAGACACTTCGGCCTTGACATTCTTGCGAAATGCCTCTTTTGAGGGTGATTTGACGAGTGGCATTTACGAACCCATCCATGAAGTAAGGGCAGCACCGTTTTGAGCGTTGCGCCGGGTATTTGTTCGCTCATTGTACTCCCGATGTGCCACAGGGTACGCAAAGGTCACGGCAATGGCGTCAGCCGCATCGGGTGATGCAACTCCACGCGCTTTCATCTCTTTCTTGCCTTCCAAAAAGATGGTGCCAGCCGAGTTGGGCTTCTTCATCGGGCCGATCAGGTCGGACTTGAGCATCCTGTCCTGCGGGATGCTGGCGGTCTTGAGCCAGTCGCGCATCGCACCCCAAATCTCAGCCCGCTTGTTGCCCCACATGGTCGGGTTCTTGGCCTTCCAGCCAAAGTTGACCCCGCGCACTTTGTACTTCTGCTCGGTCAATCTGTCAAGGATGCCGTAGCCCAGACCACCCTCGTCGATTACGGTCAGTGCTGGCCGGTACTCCTCGATGGCGTCGATGACGTGGCCTACTACGCTCATGGTGTCCTCGCCCTTGAACCGCTTGATCGCCACGATGTCCCGCCCTTGGCGCACGGCGATCACGGTGCTGTCCATGCCGCCCCGGGCCGGGTCCACGCCGATGATGATGGGCGCGGTCATGTCTTTGTACAGGGGCCGCTTGATGGCATCGTCCACGATGTGTGGTGTGATGAACTGGTCTTGGCCCGACTTGGGGAAGTCGCCGTAGACCTCGACCCGCGCCTCGTCCGAGTCCTCGCCGTACTCGTTGATGATCTGCTGGTAGATGGTCTTGTCGGTGCCCTCGACTGTGCGGGCATCGATCTTCTCGCTCTCCCAGAACTCCCGCTTGCTGCCGTCCACAGCCTCGTAGAAGTACCCGGTGTTGCGACGACCGTTGCTGAACGCCAGCCAATACCGGTCCAAGATGTTCTCGGTAAAGAAGCCCGCAGCCACGGACCAGATGCTGTCCGGGATACCTGACGCTTCGTCAAAGATCACCATCATGCCGTCCATGTTGTGCACACCGGCGTAGGCGTCTGGGTTCTCCTCGCTCCACAGCTTACCCTCGGCACCCCAGTACCGGGTGCCTTTCCTCAGGTCACGCTCGACCAGATCAGTCT